TGGAGGTCTAACTAACGAACCCGAAATGGAGTCGTATGATAGTGAAGAAGAGGTCAAGAAACAAATGATTTCTGCTAACCAAATGCCAAGTATACGATAAAGCCACTTCAGTTCTCTGAACCCTTTATCATTTTTTTTACCTAGAGGCCACCTTGAAGTATCAAGACCCTGTACTGTAAACGCGAACAGCACAGCCACCTTGAAAGACTAGCAAGCCCCAAAAGGAGTGTGATCAATATGTCAAATGCAAACGAACAACTTGAAGAACCAACTGCGAATCCGTATAACTCTAAGAAGGCTTGGCATACGCCAGATGCCCCAAGTAGAGGTAAAGCAGATACGCTTTTCTTTGAAGAACAACCTTCTCAGGCTACCCGTCAAGCGGCCCCTGAACAAGAAGAGGAAGCTACCAAAGGAAGAACTAATTATAAAAAACGATACGATGATTTAAAGAAACATTACGATCAGAAGATAGCATCTTTTAAGCAGAAAGAATTAGAGCTTACCGCGATGGCAACTGAAACGCAACCTGCGTATGCCCCGCCTAAGTCAACTGAAGACCTTCAAAACTTTAGAGAGCAGTATCCTGATTTATATGAAACAGTAGAAACTGTTGCACACTTACAAAGTGAACAACAAATGCAAGCTTTAAAAACTAAGATGTCTGTTCTTGAAGAACGAGAATTAAACATCCAACGTAAAGAAGCTGAGTCTACGCTACGTTCTCGACATCCTGATTTTGAGGATATACGCGGAGATGAAAAGTTTCACGAATGGGCTAAGGAACAACCTGAAGCAATTCAAGGTTGGATCTATGAAAACCCAGACAATGTTTCACTAGCAGTCAAAGCTATTGATCTTTATAAAATGGAAAATGGAATCAAGATTGGAAGTAAGCAGAAGGCAAAGAAATCACAAGCCCCCAAATCTTCAGCGGCAGATATGGTGTCCACACGGACAACACAAATAGATGCTAAAGAACCAAAGATTTGGTCACAACGGGAAATCGCTAAACTGTCTATGGCTCAATTTGATAAATACGAAAGTGATATTGACCAAGCTATAATGGAAGGCAGGATAGTAGATTAAATATTATTGTCTTTTTTTAGGAGTAACACACAATGGCTTATAACGCATCAGACCAACTGTTTGAGCAAAGTACAGATACTAACGGTAACTTTGGTAATTCGGTTACTGGTCAAACTAACAGCTTTTTCTTACCATCAGTTTTTTCTAAGAAGGTTCTTAACTTCTTCCGAAAGGCTTCGGTAGCTGAAGCAATTACTAACACTGACTATAGTGGTGAAATCTCAGGTTTCGGTGACTCTGTAAAGATCATCAAAGAGCCAGAAATCACTGTATACTCATATGAGCGTGGCGCTGACGTAACTCAGACTAAGCTAACTGATATTGAAACTACTTTGATTGTAGATGTGGCTAACGCATTTAAATTCAAAGTTGATGATATTGAAACAGCTATGTCTCACGTAAATTTCAAAGAAGTTGCATCTTCATCTGCCGCTTACGCATTGCGTGACGCATTTGACGAAGGCGTAATTGCTAAGATTATTGCGGGCGTTTCAGCTTCAAGCCCTAACCACATCCTTGGTAGCGACAATGCTACTGACCTAGCCGCAGGAACTTTTGATGGCACTGGTAACTTGGATCTTGGTTTTGGCACTGACGAGCATGACCCTCTTGATATAATGGCTTATATGGCCCGTCTTCTTGACGAGCAGAACATTCCAGAAGAAGGTCGTTGGTTCTTAGCTCCACCTAGTTTTTACGAGCAACTATCTCAGTCTAGCTCTAAGTTGATGTCTGTTGACTTCAACGCCGGTCAAGGTGGAATCCGCAACGGATTAGTATCTTCTGGCAAGCTACGTGGATTTGACATGTACAAGTCTAACAACATAGCCGCTCCTAGTAACGCGGCAGGTCAAGTAGTATGTGGACACATTAGCTCTACTGCAACTGCACAGACCATCACAAGCACTGAAGTCCTTCGTGACCCAGATAGCTTTGGTGACATCTGTCGTGGATTGCACGTATACGGCGCTAAGGTTCTACGCCCAGACGCATTAGTATCTGCGTTCTACGGTATTGACTAAGTAAGCAATTAGAGAAGGGGGTGTAAAAGCCCCCTGATCTTTGAGAGGACAATATGGCTATAGTAGGAAGTGATGCAAAGCCTGTAATGATGAGAGGCAAGAAGAGAGGAAAGATATTAGGCGATACAGGAAGTTGGTATAAGCCTGAGAACAAAAAGAAATTTGACGATAACTGGGATGCAATTTTTAATAAGCCCACTACTAAAACAGAATCAAAGGCGAAATAATTTATGTCATCAACTTACCTTGAATTAACTAATGAGCTTTTGCGTGAACTCAATGAAGTTGCATTAACGTCATCGACCTTTGCCTCTGCACTTGGTGTACAGCAACATGTTAAAGACTCAATCAATCGCGCTTACTTTGATATCATAACTGAAGAACCTCAATGGCCTTTCTTATCTGTTGCAGAAAGCGGTGCAGTAGATCCGATGTACGGTAATACGTATGTTGAAACAGTAATCGGTCAGCGTTTCTTTGAGCTAAAGCCCGCAAGTTCTAGCATTACAACTGATTACAGTTCTATAGATTGGGATAACTTTTATCTTACTACTGTAGGCGTAACAGATGAAGTAGCACCCTATGAAAGTCGTAACCTTCGGTTTTTAAGTACTGAAGAGTGGAAAGACTATCGCAGAATTAGTGAAAACTTAGATGATGCAGACACACAACAATACGGCGTACCCAACGCTGTAATCAGAAGCCCAGACTCACGGAAGTTTGGACTCAGCCCTATCCCCGATAAGGTCTATCGCATTTGGTTTTATGCGTGGAACCTACCTACAAAATTATCAGCGCATGGAGACACTATAGTATTTCCAGATTTATATACTGGTGTTCTTCAAGCTAGAGCTAGATACTATATCTGGCAGTTTAAAGACAACCCTCAAGCGGCTTCATTCGCACTAGATGACTACAAGAAAGGATTACGCAGTATGCGTTCTAACCTTATTGAGCCTGTGCCTACTTATATTAAAGATGATCGGATGAGGTTCATTTAATGGCCGCTTCACAACCCTTTGGTATCTCTTGCAGAGGCGGGTTAAATACTAACCTTAATCAGCTTGAGATGCTTGCTCAGCCCGGAGTTGCTACAGAGTTATTAAACTTTGAAGTAAACCCTGACGGCGGTTACAGGCGTGTAAACGGCTACACAGCCTTTGGAAATAGTCGCCCTAATGGTGGAGTAACTGTTCTTGGCCTTAATGTTTATGCAGACGGAGTAATTGTCTGTAGTGGCGATGGAATCTTTTTCAGTACTGACGGTACAAGTTGGCTACAAATTAATAGGGCTAGTGTTGCAAGCAGTGGAGATGACCACACAGCCTTCACAGGCCGTAGTATGGACGCAAGAACTTCTCAAGCCCAAGTAACCTTTACAGTCTTTGAAGGCAACACAGACTACGGACAGATCATTATTACTGACGGAGTTAACAAGCCTTTTCTATTTAGCATGACAGGTACAGGCGGCTTAACTACTCGCACATTCTTTGCAGAAGAAGTAACAGTAGACGGAACAACGGCCCCAACAGTTTGTGTTATCCACGATAGCCACTTGGTTGTTGCAGGAGCGCCTAGCGCAAAGAACACAATTTATTATAGTTCGCTTTTAGACCCTAGTAGTTTCTCAGGCTCTGGAGCAGGTGCCGCAGTACTGCCAGATCAAGTAGTAGGTATTAAAAGTTTCCGTGACGATCTAATGATCTTCTGTAGAAATAGTATACATAAGCTTGTAAACATTAATGATGCTACTAACATTGCAGTTGTCCCTGTTACACAGAACGTGGGTTGCTTGAGTTCACACAGCATTCAGGAAATTGGCGGTGACTTAGTGTTTCTTAGCCCAGACGGGATTCGTTCTGTTGCGGGTACAGCGCGTATTGGTGACGTTGAATTAGGATCAGTAAGCCGACAGATTCAGTCTGTTATTGCTACGCTTGCAAATTCTGTAAATGCTTATACGCTTTCTAGCACAGTACTCCGCAGTAAGTCACAGTACAGGTTGTTCTTTAGTCAGGTTGGTGGTAGTTCATCTACGGCGCTTGGCATTATAGGAACCCTGACACCTAACGGCTTTGAATGGTCTGAAACAAAAGGCATACAAGCAACAGGAATTACAGCAGGTTTTAACAGTGACGGTATAGAAAAAACATATCACGGTGACAATAAAGGCTATATCTATAACCACGACACAGGTAATGCTTTTTCTGATGCAGGAACAGCGTTTAATATTAGCGCAAAGTACAGTACACCTAACTATGATTTCGGAGACATTGGAACTAGAAAGACTTTATATTACGTAAAAATATCTGTTTCTCCTGAAGGAGAGATACTCCCGTATTTAAGACTTCGGTATGATTACGAAGACTTAAATATCCCTCAACCTGCGCCATATCCCGTAACAGGCATTCCAATTCCTTCGGCTTTTGGATCAGCAGTATTTGCGGCGGCCACATTCGGTGGAAGTAAAGATCCAATGTTTAGACAAGCAGTAGAAGGTAGTGGACACGTAGCAAACTTTAGAATTACCAGTGATGACCAAAACGCACCCTACGCAATTAACGGCTTATACGTTGATTACGTTCCATCAGGCAGGAGATAACCAGAATGGCAGGAACAAGTTATACTAGACAAAGCACACTCACGGATGGCGATACAATCACCGCCGCACTTTTTAATGACGAATACAACAAACTTGTATCTGCGTTTGCGTACACTACTACTGGAACTACAGGCCACAGACACGATGGCACCACAGCAGAGGGTGGAAACATCCACACAATCGGCGACCAAGACTTCTTAAATAAGATTGTTGTTGATAGCACTAACAATCGTTGGGGAGTTTATGTACAGGTCAGTGGTTCAGCAGTTGAACAGATCCGCATTCAAGATGGTGCAATTGTACCTGTTACAGATAGTGACATTGATTTAGGAACTAGCTCTTTAGAATTTAAAGACGGCTTCTTTGATGGAACAATCCATGTAGATACCTTAGACGTAGATGCTAATGCAACTGTCGCAGGAACTCTGGCTGTAACAGGCAACACAACTGTTGGTGGAACTCTTACTGTTACTGGTACTACAGCATTCAATGGCGGTACGCTCACTCTAGGTGACTCAGCTTCTGATAATGTTGTATTTGGCGCAGATATTAACAGTGATATTATCCCTAACACTGACAGTGCATTTGATCTTGGAAGCTCTTCGCAGGAATGGAGAGACTTGTATCTTGATGGCACTGCACATATTGATACATTAGATGTGGATGTGAATGCTACTGTTGCAGGGACTCTGGGTGTTACGGGCGTATTGACAGGAACAAGCCTTGATATTTCTGGTGACATTGATGTAGACGGAACAACTAACTTAGATGTTGTAGACATTGATGGCGCTGTGGACATGGCTACAACGCTTGCAGTAGCAGGTAATGTAGACTTTAACGGCGACCTAGATGTAGATGGTGTAACAAACC